ACCTAAGCAAGTATGCTACCTTAGAAACGCTGTCAAGGGCTGCTATAACCCTTTGGGGTAACGAGGACAGTCAGGTAGAGTTTATAGGTAATAGGGGGAATGAAAAACTACACGAACAGATATTAAGTGTTTATGATGGAGCTCCTAGAGACGTTTACAGTTGTGATACAGTAGAGTACACGGTAGATGAATTGGTGGAGGTAATACGTGAAGCGATATAAACCACACAAATATCAAAAAGAGTTCCACGCCTCTAAGGCTAGGTTTAGAACCTTTATTGCTGGAAGACGTGGAGGCAAGAGTTTAGCAGGAACGATTGAGGCTCTTAGGTGGGCAGACAGAAGGGTTACTCACGGTATGATAATAGCACCAACGTATGGTATGTTAATGGATGTTAATATTCAGATGATGATGGAGTGGTGTCCTGAATACGCTATAAAGTCTTGGAACAAGGTAGAAAAGAGGCTTAAATTGGTTAATGGTAGTACAATTACATTCCGATCAGGGGATAACCCAGACAGGTTAAGAGGTACTGGTAAGGACTGGATATGGCTAGACGAGGCTTGTTTTATGAGTAAGAAAGTGTGGGAGACTGTATATCCAGTGCTCACAAGTACAGAGGGTGTGGCTTGGGTGACTACTACGCCACAAGGTTATGATTGGGTGTACGAAACCTTTTATAAACCAGCTAAAAAGGATAAGAACTTTGATACTTGGAGGTTTGCTACGTTAGAAAATCCCTATATAAACAAGGAGCTAGTAGAGCAGGCTAGAAAAGACTTAAGTGAAGTGATGTTTAGACAAGAGTATATGGCTAGTTTTGAGAAGTTTGAAGGGCTTATATACCCAGAGTTTAGTGAGGAAAAACACCTAAGGACTACACCAGACAGTTTAACCGATATTTACTTTGTGGGTTTAGACGTTGGCTGGAATCATCCTACGGCGGGTGTGTTAATTAAAGAGGATAAGGATAGAAACGTATTTGTTATAGACGAGTTTAGAGAGCAGTATTTAACAGTTGATATGATAGGCAACCAGATAAAGAGTATGTTACAGCGTAATGGGCTGGACGTGGAAAGAATAGAAATATTTGTTATAGACCCTTCTAGTAAAGGAACACAACAGAGTAGTGGTCAGAGTGTATACGACCAATTACTACAAGAGGGCTGGGGCTTTGTTCCTGGTAATAATGACGTTATGGCGGGTATCAATAGGATGACAAGGCTTATAAGAGAAGACAGATTCTTTGTACATCCGAGGTGTCAGAAGCTAATTGAAGAATTAAACAACTACCATTGGAAGGCGTGGAATGAGGAAAAAGACGGGTATAGAAACAGGCCGTTTAAGCTCAAAGACGATTTAGTAGACGCTGTGCGTTATATTGTGCAAACTAGACCAGATTATTTTGAACACCCACAGATTGATATGTACGGTAGAGTGGTTCCTGAAGGTGGCGACCCTATAACTGGGTATGTACCTTCTACTGCTGGTATTTTTGATCCTATGGGCGAAGAAATAGATATAATGATGTCGGGAAGTAGTATAGACGACCTTATGTAAGCTGTATGTTATAATTATATATGGAAATAGCTGTGATTGGTTCTATAATTGTGTCGGGGATTGCTATAATAGCACTGGGTGTTATTAACGTGATTATGTTAATTAGGCATTCACAGGACAGAAATCAGCTTGAGAGGCTTATTAAAGCAAGGGATTTAAGAGAGTATGAGCTATACAGAACTCAAGAGCCTGAAGAGGAAGAGGAAGAGGCTATTGAGGAAAGGTATGTGCCAATAGAGGATATAGGAAAATTTATTGGTAAGGACAAAAAGTAGGGGTTGGGGTTGTTTTAATATAGATACAATTAAATATGGCAAAGAGCAACGCCCAAATCAATCAGGAGTCAGACAGAAAAAAGAAGTACGATAAAACATACTGGCTGGACTATACAGAGCAGAAGTTTGAAGAAAGCAAGAACTGGAGGGGTACTAATGTAGAGCTTCAGTGGTTTGTTAATTATATGTATTATATGGGTTACCAGAATATTAAGTACGACCCAGTAACAGGCAATATAGTTAAAGACGCTAAAGACCCACTCAATTTCTACATCAATTATACTTATATGATTACAAGGGCTGTGCGTAACGCAGTTATGCGAACTCAGCCGCAGTGGGATGTAGACGCCTTACCTTACGGAGATTTAGACCCACAAGAGAGCAGACTACTTGGAGAGTATTTAGGCTTTGAGTATGACAGGCTAGGTATGAGTGCTAAGACTAACAAGGTTGTTCTATATGGACTGCTTTATGGTTTGGGTATATTCCAGTATGGGTATGACACTAACGCAGACTATGGGGAAGGTAACGTATGGGTAGAGACCCTAGATCCTTTTGATACCTACATAGACCCTTATGCTACTACAGCTAAAGACGCAAGGTATATTATTAAGGTTATGAGTAAGCCTTTAGAATTAGTTAAGGAGAATAAGAACTATGACCAAGATGCTTTAGACAATATACAAACCACCAGTAAAATGAGTGAGAGTGATTACAAAGACTTGATTATGAACAACTTGCACGATGTTGGGGATATTAAGGGTAACGTAATTTTACACGAATCGTGGTGTATGACTAAGGAGGGTGTAAGAGTAATAACTACTTGTCAGAACGAAATACTCAGAAACGATATAACAGACTTTAAAGAATTACCGTTTGTATTCTACAAGCCAGACATAAACCTAAGTACGGTATATGGGGAAGGTTGGGTTAAGAATATAGTCAATATTAACAAGGCACTCAATTACTTGGAAACCAGTAGGTTACAGTACAATATTATCTTTAATAAGGGTAAATTACTTGTGCCAAAGGGTGCAGGTATTAAGAACGTAACCAACGTACACGGTCAGAAGATAGAGTATAGGCCAGGATTTAAGCCTGAGGTTATGGATATGAAGCCACAAGGTAATGATGTAGAAAAACAAATAGCTCAATTGGGTCAGTATATGCAGCAAATTGGTGCTGCCAACGAAGCCTTCTTAGGCCAGACGCCAGTAGGAGTTAAGAGTGGTATTGCCATTGAAACACTTGTAGCTAATAATTATGTCAATCTATCGGACCTTATAAGTAATTTAGCAACTGCCTTAGAAGATATGGGAGAAGCTATACTTAAAATGGGTCATCAGTATCAGTTATTACTCAAGCCGTTTAGAACCGAGAGAGGTGAGAAGATGGGTATAATAGGTGGAGGTAAACAGGTTAATGCAGAGTCTTATGATATGCCAGTAGTATCAATTCCTATGAATCCAGAGGTTAAAGTGAGAATAACCAGTGGAACAGCTTATACGAAAGAAGGTAAGAAAGAGATTATGCAAAACTTGAGGGCTATGGGTGCAATTAGTAATAGAACTTTACTTGAAGCTTATGACATAGACCCAGAGGAAGAAGAAGGTAGAATGAGGGAGGAAATAGAGGCTATGCAACCACAACAAGCACCACAAATAGACCCAGAGGCAGAACTTGAACCTGGTATGACACTTGAGATATGATAGAATATAAGTGGGAACTATAGGTAGTACTTATAGGGCAGGTAGTTGTTTAAACCCCACAACTGCTTGCTCTGTGGGTATTAGACCCGCTCTTTATAACTAAATTGTTAAGTCCATTCGTCACAGAAGACGTTAAAATGTGGACAACCTAAATATGGATGAAGGTAAACAAGCTGTAAGCAACACGGAGGCTACCGTTACTGAATCAGCACCAGTAGAAGAAAGCACTGTAGAGGAATCTTTGGAAACGTCAGAGAAGACGGAAATCACTCAGGAGGACACTCAGGATAAACCAGCCGAGGAGGCTAGTGATTCAAAGGAACCACAAGCAATTCCAAAGGACAGGTTTGATGAGGTCGTTAAGGAGCGTAATGAATTACGTGAATTAAAGGCCAAAATTGAGGCAGAAAGGCTTGTAAGAGAGAAGATGGCAAATCTTACTCCAGAGCAGCAGATGCAAGAGCAGCAGGCTCAAAAGGCTAAGGAGGCACTCAGGAAGCTCGGTGTAGTTACACAAGAGGACTTAGAGACTATTCAAAAGCAAGAGGCTGCAAAGAATATGTTCATCAGTGAGATGAATAGACTTGAATCAGAGCACAACGGAAAGGATGGTTTGCCAAAGTTTGAACCTGAGAAGGTAGCAGAGTTTATGGATAGTCAGATGCAGAAGGGAAACCAAATAAGTGACCCTGAAACAGCCTATAAGCTAATGCATTTTGACGCTATAGTAGACGCTAAAGCGAAAGCTCAAAAGAGTTCAGCTTATTCTGAAAAACAAGCTGGAGGTATGCAAGAGGTAGACGACAAGCGAAGATCAGAGCTTGAAGCTGCTAAGAAGACTGGTAATATAGAAAGTTTTCTTAAAAAGTATGCACCTATGCCTAAATAGGGGTTTAAATAAGGGGTTCTTAATTTAAACTACAATTAAAATGGCAGTATATATGACGTATCACGCTGATACTAATAAAGAGGACTTAACCGATGTCTTAACTGAAATCGGTCAAATGGATACACCAGTATTCTCAGGACTCAAGAAAGTGTCGGCCAAAAACTCCTATCACGAATGGAGTACATACGATTACTCTGCCGCTGCAACCAACGCCGCAGTTGAGGGTGCAACCTTCACTTACGGCACACTAACTTCTCCAGATAGAGTTGGAAACTATACTCAGATATTCTCAAAGACCTTCCAGGTTTCTGAGACTCAAAGAGCAGTAGATCCAGCTGGAATGGAGGACGAGTATGCATTCAGGGTAAAAGTAGCCCTCAAAGAAATCGGAAGAGATATTGAGAAGGCACTTATACAAGGAACCGCAAACTCAGGTGCGAGTGGTACAGGTAGACGATTAAAGGGAATATTAGCATTTGTTACGGATAATATATCAACAGGAACTGGAACAGGGAGGGCTCTAAGTGAGACCGAACTTAACGGACTCCTTCAAGATATTTATTCTGACGGTGGTAACCCAGATTGGCTACTTGGCTCCTTCAGACAGAAGAGGGCTGTAGCAGAACTAGCAAGTTCTAGAAGAAGATATATAGATGGAGAAAAAACCTTTACATCAGCGGTTGATGTTTATGAGTCTCCATTTGGAATGCTTCGTGTAGATGGTGATAGCCAAATGACCTCCACGGTGCTTTGTGCATTAAGCAAAGATATGTGGGCAGTCGCACAGCTAAGGCCAGTCAAGAAGATTGACACAGCACTCACAGCAGACGCCAAGAATGGTGCTCTGGTAGGAGAGTTAACGCTAGAGGCAAGAGCAGACAAATATAATGGTAAATTAACTGGCTTAACAGCTTCTTAATCCTTATGTTTAGTATGGCACGGGGGGAGGGAAACCTCCCCTTTGTGTTATAATGTTGTATGATAATAAATGATAAGGGTAAACCTTTAGAAAAATCCAAGACTTCGCAGGAGGTTAGAGATAAGCTAAGAGAATTAGCTCCTAAAAACAAGGAAGAAGAGAGGATTCTGGCTGTTAAAATAGCCGAGTT